AATTCATCCAAACCTTTTAATATGAATTCTGGTTTCATAGCACAATTGTAAGTCCAAAAAAGTTTAGACTCTACTGAATACAATCTGTATTTCAGACCATACTGCTCCATATTTGCAGCAAGTTCATACGCTTCCTGTTCGTAAGGTGTATTGCTTGTATAATATCCAACTATTATCACGAGTAATCTACATTCCTATATGCATATTCTAAAGCACTATTTGCTTCTACCTTTAACGGTCGTTTCTCATACCAACGACCTGTTTCTAAATCAAGTTGTTTACAAAGTTCTGCTATTTCATCAGCAGTAATTGGGTATCCCATTTTGATCGCATTGCAAGCAATTGCAACCATTATCCTAAACATAGTATGATACCAACCCGTTTTTGTTATGCTCCTGTATTCATTTGCAAGTTGTTTAGGAAAAAACGGGCAATCTTTATAATTTGTCCAATGTATATTTTTATTTTTCAGTTGAGATTTTCTATGCTCAAGCACTTCTTTTTGCAATTCAGGAGGTAGTTTATCTAGAAATGAATTGCTACTTTTCTCTTTAAACTCATACTTATTCAATAAATCATCAACCGAAACCGCATCACCTTTAACTCTAAATATAAAATTAAATGCTCCCTCATAATCACCAGGGATGTAATACATTCTACTCATGTCTTTAGTTTGCGAATCTCCTATTGATCCCAGATAAGAATTCAGAGCAAACCAGAAATGTTTTATTTCTTCCTTTTCTACTTTTCTATCTAGACGAAACACAATTCTGAATTTCGGATTGGAGATAGTGCTACTTGCAGTGCTGTAACAGATAAACTCCCAATTCGGAAATCTGCTCTCTAGTTCTATGCGCAAGTCTAGTCCAATAAGCAATGGATCAGATTCAATTGCTGTCCATTCATCCACATCAACTGCTGCCCACTTACCCCAATGTTCTACATTTTTATTTGCTCTTGTTGTGCCATCAGCAAATACAGCAGGACTTATTAACTGCGCAGCATCTTTTCCATCGAGTCTCTGTCGCGAGAGTTGCCGGAGCAATTCTACAAATTTTTCCCAATCGGAAAAATCCATGCGCTTATTCGTTTTATTATCAAAACGATTTTTGAAAATAGTTAATGAATACATTACACAAAAAAGTCTTCAAGAGAAACACTATCTTCTTCTCTCCAACCTATCGCCTCAAGCACTGGTCTCACAACTGCCATAAATGATTTGTCAAATTGAATGTCATAATCTATGTAGTTCTCTAATTTCATTTCTGAAGGTAGATAATCTAGAAATGCGATTACATTTTCTTTTGTAGGATTGGGCATCTTCAAATACAAGAATTTGATCTTTTCGCCATCTTTGATACTATTATATTTTTTATCCAGACCTAAATCAACTAGAGTTTTATTATACATTATTGAACCTCTCACATGAATTGGAGTGCCCTTTTTATATAATTGTTTCCTGTCTTTCCAACTGGTGATGTCAGAGACCCCTCTAGGGAAAGCAACTTCATGCGCAGGTAATCTATAGAAGTAGGATTTAAATTGCTGTATCGCCTCCTGGGTTTGTCTCTCGCTCCCCACAAGTATAACTTTAAACAATTCTTTCAATGCTACGCGACAAGAAGAAGGAGTGGAAGATTTTATCGCCTCAATGCCCATGATCTTCAATTTAGGTTTCGCATATTGCACACCCTCATTGTTATAGACATTTAGAATATATCTTTTCTTGGCGGTCCATATACCAGAGTCAGATATACCCTCTCGTTTCATAACCATTTTATTTTCATAAGCATTCATATACTCTGCTAGTTCATCATAAGATTTTTCCAACAGAGGTTCGAATTTTTCACTGGCAACTTTGTCGATAACCTCTACAATTTTTTGTTTGTCACTTATCCCCAACCTTTCTACAAATGGTCCGAAGTTAATATAAACTGAATCAGTGTCAATTGCTATAACATAATCTACATCTTTTGTTTCTAGGAGTTTGTTCATATATGCGTTGACTGTTTTTTCTGCCCACAATATAGACAACTGACCAGACAAGGTAATTGCTTCAGCCATACGAATATCGAAATAACGAAACCAACGATTGCCCATTGCACCGTAGAGACTATTCATCATGATCTTGATCGCCATTTGTTGCGTATCAAGCGTTGTTTGTTTTTTCTCTAGTTGATAATTCTTACCCTCTGTTTCCATCTGTTGTACAGTTCGTAGCATCTCTTTTTTAATTTCAGATCGTTCGCTATACAACTTATCAATAATTTTGGGAATGACGCCAAGTTTTTCTTTCCTGAAATGCACACCGTTTGCTGCGACACAACAATCTGGCAACAAAGATTCCGGTTTAACTTTATTCAAGCAGGTTTTAACATCCACTCCAGATGTTCTCTCATTCATGATAGTTTCTGGAGACATATTGTATTGTAACATCAAATGCGGATATAGACTATTCAAGTCAAACGAAACAACCCAAGAGTGTCTACCGATATGTGGAGATTTAACAAAACCGCCAGCAATATCAGTTTTACTCTTGTCGACCTTCGGGGGAACAACAATATTATTTCTGGTCAATTCGCGATATATGTAAGTGTCCCAAAGAGTGGTTGTTCCGAATGCGTCTGTATAGTTGCAACCTGCCTTATAACCCATTGTCATGGCAAGTGTGATCAATCCCATCTTGTCTTCGAGTCTCTCGACCAACTGAACGTCTTTTATGTTATAATCAATAAATTTTTGATAATCGTTTTTATAAAGAGTATGAAGAGTTCCGTGTTCTTCATATGACAGTTTTTTCTCACCGAGAACAACATTGGCAATATTATCAAGTTTGTAAGATTCTTGAACACCGAAAGAATACACACCAAATTTTTGAAATAGATCATAGTAATCTAACTGCTCAATTCCAACAACTTCATATGCTTGATGATGCCTCCCATTCATCGCAAAGTTTTTTTCACGAACCACATTAAAGGGAGATACTTTACGATAAGTCTCATCACCGAAAACTTTTTTAATTCTGTTCACGAGATATGGAATATCGAATAATCTTGTGTTCCAACCAGTAACGATATCTGGTGAGGTGTCTTTCGCAGACCAATAAGAAAGGAATTTCATTAATAAATCAAGTTCACTATGACATTTAACATAGCGAACAGATTCATTAAAAATGGATTTTGATTGATCGAAATCTCCGCATCCCCAAACTATAAAAACATCATTCTTGCTGCTTTTCAAACAGATGGATATTACTTCTTTACTTGCTTCTGTTGGTTCTGGAAATCCATCATCCGAAGCAACCTCGATGTCTATAAAAACTACATTCACTCTGTCTCTTTCAAAGGAGATATCATTAGGAAATTCATCATAAACAAACTGAGATACAAAATTACTGGTTCCGTAAACCGTAAAATTAGGCACATTCTCATATTCTTTCCAAAAATCTGTTGCTTCCTTCATCGTGGAAAAGGAAATGGGTTCAACAGGTTTATTGTCTAGAGTTTTCCATTTTGAGGATTTGTTAGAAGAAACGAAAAGTGTCGGAGAATAAGGTATACGCAATTTAACACGTCTACCTTCTTCATATCCACGATAAACAATACTATCGCCGATACGTGAAACCGATGTATAAAATTTCAAAGGTCATACTCCATGATAAATTAAAAATGTCAAGTCTCCCACCCCAGATTTAATCTTGACAGCACCGTCCTGTTTGTAGAAAGGATACACGGTGCACCCATTATGTACGGTCTAATAAGCTTGTGCTATCGACATTATTGTTGTGGCAATTACTACATATGCCAAACAATGCGATAGAACTCGCTCAACCGCTCGTCCTGTACCTGTCATGTTTTATCCCTCATTTAAAAGTTGATTGTCAAAGGTTTTACTGCCTATTGGGATAAATCTAGGACGCTTCTCTTCTGGAAGTTCTACTTTCAGGTCAATGACCAGTAGACCATTTTTGAAGTCCGCTCCGTCTACAACAACGTGTTCAGATAACCTAAACGTGCGTGTAAATTTCTTGGATGAAATACCACGATGAAGATACTCTTTTTCACCTGCTGGTTTGTTGTCTCCAGTTATAACAAGGATTCCATCTTTCACTTCAATAGAAAGATTTTCTTTCTTATAACCGGCCACAGCAAGTTCGATAGAATAATGACTATCATCATGTTTGACCACGTTATGAGGCGGATAGAGTTTATTGTCTGTCATATCAGACAGTCGCTCTATTTCCGACCACACATGATCAAATCCAATAAAATGTGAACGCGGGAATGTAAATGCTTTAGTTACCATAATGGTGACCTCCTCTTATTTAAGCAAGGTTGTTGTTATACTTGGCCGAATTATTCGCACCAAGGGTAAGAGCAGTCCCATACTGTCTCTTACCATACTATATATAATA